GAGAAGAAACCAAGCGCAGCTTCGACTGGCGCGTGAGGACTGTCAATGAGGATGCATTCTCTGAGAAGGAGAACGCTAAGCGTGATCAGCTATGGGCTGTTATCATGGAAGAACTACAGGACCCCAATAGCGATGAGACGAAGGCTGAGAAAAGGATAAAGGACCTGGGGAAGTATTTAAACTATGAATATCAAGACCTCAGGGAGCTGGGGGCTTCCAGGGCTCTTCATTATTTATGGCATGAGCAAAAGATGAAGAGTACGTTCAGTGCCGGATTCTATGATGTTCTTATTGCTGCCGAAGAGATATATTGTGTGGATAAGATTGCTGGGGAGCCGGTCGTTAGAAGGTGTAACCCGTTAAATATTTCCACTCTCCGTTCAGGGGAAAGCCACAGGGTTGAGGATTCTGATATTATTATAGAGGATAGTTATCGTCCCGTGGGTGCTGTTATCGATGATTACTACGAGGACCTTACCTCTGCTCAGATATCGGCTATAGAGGAGGGGCGTGAGACCAATAGGGTTTCTGGTAACGCAGTCTATTCGGGGCCGGTAGATCCAGAGAACGAAATGTACCAACTGGGTGGTTCTAGTCTTATAACGGTTGACTCTAAGCATACCAAAGCTTTTGGTGGTATGTATGATATTGATGGTAACATCCGCGTGGTAAGGGTTGTATGGCGATCTATGAGGAGAATAGGTGATCTTACATATTTCGATGAGAACGGTGACGAACTCCATGAGATTGTTGATGAGTCCCACAAGGCCAACGAAGAAAATGGTGAAAAGATTAAATGGGAATGGGTTAATGAATGGTGGACCGGCACCCGTATAGGGGCTGATATTTATCTTCGTATAGAAGCGCTCCCGAGGTACGGTTCTCACTTCTCTAATATATCTATATGTAAATCCCCCTATGTAGGGACTCTATATTCTATTAATTCTCAGTCGGCGGTATCTCTGTATGACAGAATAAAGCCTTATAAATATTTATATAATGTATTCATGCGTAGATCTCTTCTTGCCTCAGCAAGGGATAAGGGTGTTCTACCCGAGATGGATATGGCCAGGGTCCCGGAAGGGTGGACCCCTGAGCTGTGGTTTATGTACGCAGAACAGAACGGATACTTTATTGTAGACTCCTTCAAGGAGGGCACCAAGGGTGTCTCTACGGGTAAGCTTGTTGCTAATATGGGCCAAGTGGGTAATAGAACATATGACCTAAGGAATACCGAAGCCGTAGTAATGAATCTTCAGGCTGCCAAGATGGCCAAGGACGATTTAGGAGAGGTAGCTGGCATTACCCCTCCGCGTGAAGGCGCTATGGGTAGCAGGGATACACTTGGTGGCTTAGAAATGAGCAGGCAGGCTTCTTCGTTTATTACAGAGGAGTGGTTCTCTCTACACGACAGTACTAAGGTTCGCGTGCTTGAGCTTCTTCTAGAGGTGGCACAGGAAGCTTGGAGAGGTAAAAATAAAAAGCTTGAATATATCGATGACGGGATGATGTCTGTGATGTTCGAGCTGGATGGTACTGAATTCGCTGATAGTGAATATGGATTATATATCTCTGATGGCTCTGGAGACTCTACTCTCGTGGAGACTATACGCACCCTGGCGCACGCCTCGATACAAAATGGTCAGGCGTCTCTCACAGACCTTATAGATGTCTTTAGAGCTACTAGCGTATCTTCTATGGTACGTAAGCTTGAGGCTGCTGAAGAGGCAAGAGAGGCTAAGGCAGCGGAGCAACAACAGATGATTATCGAGGGTAGTGTTAAGGTTAAACAAGAGGAGAGGGCCATTAAGCAGGATGAGCTTGAAAGCAAGGAGAAGATAGAGGCTGCTAAGATAGAGAACCAGCAGATCATTGAGAGGATGAGAATCGATGCAGGTATTAATAACGGTTTCTTCCAGATGGATAATGACACTAACCGTAACCTGATAGATGATAATGTAGAGATAGAAAAGCAGGAGCTCATGAATGAGCAGAAGCAGAAAGAGCTAGACCTTAAGGAGGAAGAGGCTGAGAAACAGCGTAAGTTCGAGGCTGCTGAGAACGAGAAGGAACGTAAGAGTAAGGAGAAGATTGCTTCGAAACGCAAGGTAATAACAAAGTAATAGTTTTGGCGATAGAAAACGCGTCTTTTTTTGACCGTAAACGCCTCAACCTATTGTGTATTTGAAAATTATTGCGTATCATTGCATCTTTAGTTTTTATTTAGACTAAATAAACATAAGCATGGAAAAAGGAGGTTTTGAAATTAACTTGGATGACATCCAAGATGACGGTGGATTAGTCGTAGACACCCCCGTGGTAGAAAAAGTAGACCCTGAAAAAAAACCCGACAAAAAGGGTAAGGGTGATGAAGTAGAAGATCCCAACGAGGATAATCTAATAATAGTAGACGTTCCTGCGGTGGACACGGAGGACGAAGACTTAAAGGAGAAGGAGGAAGAAGAAAAAGAAAAAGAATCTAAAAGCGGGAAGAGCGCTGGCGAATCAAAAGAGACGGAATCTCCTTCTTTTCTCCATGCTACAACTCTTCGGGACAAAGGTGTTCTTCCCAATTTGGATTTAGATAAACTCAGGGGGCTGAGCGACGAGGAGATATTAGAGGCAACCATTTGGGGTACCCAAGATGAAATTGATGAGGGTGTTAAAAGTATCGTAGAACAGCAGGATGAGGCCTATAAGGAGTTTATTGAAATGATGGATACGGGTGCAGACCTTAATGAGTATGCACGGATAAAAGCCTCCCAGAAGAGGTTTGATGGTCTTACGGACGAGAAGCTTGAGGGGGACACAGAAATTCAGAAGGCGCTCGTGGCTGAAGATATGAAGGATCGAGGGATGGACGATGATGATATCTCAGATACTCTTGAGGACTTGGAGGAAAAGGAAGAGAAATTGCTTTCTAAAGCCAAGACCGCTCGCAAAAGGATAAAAGAGCGTGACGAGAACAGACAAAAGAAATTGGTGGAAGATGCTGAAAAGCAGCAGGAGTCCGCAAAGAAACAACAAGAGGAGGTAATGAGTAAAATCAATACTTCTCTAGATAAAACCAAGGAAATTATCCCAGGGATTCCTCTCTCGAAGAAAGAGAAAGATATTGTGAAGAGGATGATGACCGTTCCTGTATCTTATGAGAACGGCGTTCCGGTGAGTAAATCTCAGGAGATGAGGAGCAAAGACCCAGTGTCATGGGAAATCAAGCTTGCATACTATGCGGCCATAGGCTTGTTTGACGAATCCCCTAAGTGGGACAGGGTTAAGAAGAGGATGGAAAGCGATGCTGCGTTAAAGCTTCTAAAGTCCGTCAACAGTAACGTAAAACACACAGCGGGGAAACCGGCTGCTAAGATAACCGCAGATGATGAAGGGCCTATAATAATGCCTTTTAGCTAGCACAAAGATAACCTTTTAATACACATATAAAATGGCGCAAAAAGTATCGATTTTACAGGAATATTTTCCTACAGACTGGTCTGGGCTAACTACCAAGAATCACCTTGGGGCCATATACCAGACTCAACCCCAAGACGCGACTAAGCTTGTGACTTTGCTTCACAAGGCTAATGGCGGTTTTAACTTCACTCATTTTTTGAGAAAGTTTGAGCCCCTATTCTTAGAGAGCGATGATGATTTCCGCTGGCGCTTACAGGGAGATTCTGAAAAGAATATTCCACTGGTAAGTGCTTCTGTTGCAGGATCTGCTGTTAGTGCAACTAGCAAGGCTGGTATTGCTAACGCAAGATTTGTTCTTACGTTTCCTGAGCAGTATTTCTCAATGACCAACGTAATTGTTGGTGAGAAAAATAGTGTTTACCCTATTCTTATTGTAGAAGACCCTGTTCCTAACGGAGCAAACTGGGAATATACATGTGAATTACTTACGGGTGACCAAGCTCTGTTTATCCCTTATGACGAACTTACTGCCGGTAAGCGTTATTCTAAGGACTGGTCTATTGTAGAGAAGACTCTATCCCAAAAGGGTGGAACGCCTAACTACACGTCTCCTTTCAGCATGAAGAACATTTTCTCTATGGTACGTATGCAAGATACACGCCCTGGGAACATGATCAACCGTCCGGTTGCTTTCTCTTGGACAGGGGTGGATTCTGATGGAAATCAGAAGACTATGACCACATGGATGGACTATGCTGACTGGGAATTCGAACGTCAGTTCAACGCAATGAAGGACAAGCTTCTGAACTTTGCTACTATCAACAGAACCAGTGATGGTCTGTTCAAGCAAAAGGGAAAGTCTGGATACGTTATCGAGCAGGGAGCTGGTATTGATCAGCAAATGGACTCAGGTAACATTGCTTACTATAATGATTTCGACCTGGATATTAAGTGGCTTACTGAGCACATCATGGACCTTTCTGACGACTATAGTGGATATGGTGACCGTAGGGAGATTATGATGCGTACAGGTAAATGGGGTGCGTATAAGTTCAGCGAAGCAATTCGTGACTATACACAGCTTTATACTCCACTGAGAAACACAGACCAACTTGCTAAGCAGGGTGACGGATGGGTATATCATGAGAACTTCACTGGATATCGTGGGCCTGATGGTACTCTTATCTCTGTGTTTGTTGATCCCGCCTTTGATGACAAGGCCCGTAACAAGGTTCTTCATCCAAGTGGAAAGGGAGTAGCTAAGTCATATCAGTACGACATCATGAATGTGGGTCGTGTAGGCGGAGAAGACAATGTTAGGCTTGTATACCAAAAGGGTATGGAAGATGTTTGGGGATACGAACCCGGGCTGAGACACCCATTTAAGACAAGTGGTGAGCCTAATCTTATGGCTAATCCTAAGGATGGCTATATAATGCACCGTGCTGCGGTACTGGGTGCGATGATTAAAGATCCTTCGAGGGTAGCTAGGATTATCCCGAGTGTTCTTGCATAAGAGAATTTTAGTTCTTTTACATATTATTTTTATAGGAGATTTTAAGCATGGGAAAAAATGTTCTTACTGGTGACCTGTTGAGGGGCACCTTCTTGGATGGTGATGTGTTAAACACAACCATTCCTTCCAGAAAAGTCAGAGTAAAGATTATTCGTCGTGACGGGGGGTGGTTGCCCCCTAACCATGAAGCATCGGTGATGGTTGATGGAGCAAGGAGAATTTATTGTGTGCCTGGCAGTGCCTCAACGGGGCAGTTAGTCGATCCACTAGAGGGCCTTGATAAAGGCCAGAAAAATACTCTGGCAGAAGCGATGGCTCTTGAAAGTGGAGATAGTTTTAATGTATACCTCAAGGGTCGGGATAATTTCTGGCATCGTTTTGAGGTGGCATTAAACAGAAATGGCGATACGCTCGATTTGGGTCGCCCGGTTGAATTCCTTAAGTGGTGTGTTCTTCGTTCGGATACCGACAAGATAGCTCCCTCATGGGATGAGAGACTACAAAAGGGTACCTACCAGTACGCCTTGGTGGAAGAGGATGAGGAGTCCAGAGGAAAGATTGTTAGAGCAGATAAGATGAAAGATGCTTATAGGCTTTTGGGTCG